CCACCCCGGCCGAACACATCGGCAAGAAAGACGCTGCCCTGCGCCGCGCCGCCGATGTCTCCGACCAGCTCCGCCCCATCGGCCCCCCGACGCTCAAGGCGGTAAAGTAACGTGCCCCAATGGTCGACGTCCTGCCCGGACTGGAAACAACGCATTGTCGATGGGCGCTCGCTGATCCCGTTCGATCCGCTGTTCCCAGATGTCGCCGCGGCCAAGATGGACCTGTTCACCTCGCTGCGGCTAATGGACGTAACCGGCCAGCCCACCATCGGCGAAGCCTCCGACGAACGTCTTCTCGATTTCGCCCGCGCAGTCTTCGGCGCTTATGATCCTGAAACCGGCAACCAGCTAATCACAGAATTCATGCTGCTGATTGCCAAGAAAAACACCAAGTCCACCCTCGCCGCCGCGCTGCTGCTCACCGAGCTGGCGCTGGGCTGGCGCCACGAAGACGAAAACCTGGTTCTTGGCCCCACCAAGGAAGTCGCCGACAACTGCTTTCAGCCTGCCAAGGCGATGGCCCGCGCCGATCCCCGCCTGCGCGAGTTGCTGCACATTCAGGAGCATCAGCGCCTGATCACGCACCGCCAGACCAAGTCCACGCTCAAAGTCGTCGCGGCAGACAGCAACACCGTCTCGGGCAAAAAATCCAGCAGGGTCATCGTCGATGAACTCTGGCTGTTCGGCCCCCAGGCCAACGCCGGCAACATGTTCCAGGAAGCCACCGGCGGCCAGATTTCAAAGCCCGAAGGCTACACCATCTGGCTAACGACCCAATCCGACAAGCCGCCCGCCGGCGTCTACAAGGAAAAGCTCAACTATTTCCGCGATGTCCGCGACGGCAAGATCATCGACAACAAAAAGCTGCCGATCCTCTACGAATTCCCGGAAGAAATGATCGCCAACGGCGAACACCTCGATCCGAAAAACTTCTACGTCACCAATCCAAACCTTGGCCGCTCGGTCAGCCAGTCGTGGCTGGAAAGCAAGCTGCAGGAAAAACAGGCCGGCGACAAAGCCGACCTGAACGTGTTCCTGGCCAAACACCTGAACATTGAAAACGGCATGGGCCTGCGCTCCGATAGCTGGGCCGGTGCGGAATTCTGGGAACTCGGCGCAGATCCGGCCATCACCCTGGACCAGATCATCGAACGCAGCGAAGTCATCATCGTCGGCCTCGACGGCGGCGGCCTTGATGACTTGTACGGCCTCACCGTCCTCGGCCGCGAAAGCGAAGACGCGGGCGCAGATGCCGCACCAGAAACCGAATACGATGACACCGGCACCCGGGTCCGCGTCAAACGCTGGCTGTCATGGTCCCACGCCTGGGCGCACAGCGTCGTCCTCGAACGCCGCAAATCGATCGCCGGCAAGTTGAAAGAACTCGAATCCGCCGGCGAACTGACCATCCTGCCCGATGGCGCCATGTCAGAAACCGGCCTGCCCGCCGACATCGCCGCCATTCTCGATGTTATCCTGCAAATCCGCGACGCCGGCTTGCTGTGTTGCGTCGCGGTCGATCCGGCAGGCCTCGGCGAACTGGTCGACGCCCTCGCCGCGGTTGACATCATCGAAGACAACAAGCCGCTTGGCCGCGACTACATCATCGGCGCCCCGCAGGGCTATGCCATGATGAACGCGCTCAAGACCGCCGAACGCAAACTCGCCAACGGCACCCTGCTCCACGCCGATCAGGCGCTGATGACCTGGTGCGTGGCAAACCTGAAAATCGAAGCCACCGCCACCGCGATCCGCGCCACCAAACAAAGCGCTGGCGACGCCAAGATCGACGCCGCCATGGCCTTGTTCAACGCCGTCACGATCATGGCCACAAACCCCGACGCCTGCCGCTCGATCTATGAAACGCAAGGGTTACGGGTTATCTGAACACGGGAACGTCGCAATGGCCCGCTTGGCAAAAAACCTGCTGGCCGTCGCGCGCGATGTGGCCGGCCTCGGCGGCTTGGGCGCCATCACCTATGGCACATGGCTGATCTATCACCCCGCCGGCTATATCGTCGGCGGCCTGTTCGCGGTCACCGGCACGGTGCTGCTGACGTTTCTTGATCAAAAGGCCCAGGGCTGATGGCGCGCGGCTTGTTCGGCGCCCTTGCGCGCGGTGCCCAGATCGCCACCCGGGGCGTCACCGGAGGCGAATCGTTCTGGAATGGCTATTACTGGTCGTCGCCTTCGGCCACCGGTATCCAGATCAATCAGCAGACCGCGCTGCAGGCCACCGCCGTCATGGCCTGCGTGCGCATCCTGTCCGAAGACGTGTCGAAAATGACACCGCGGCTGTTTCGCAAATACGACAAGGGCATTCATAAAAACGGCGCCCGCGTTCAGGTCACGTCAAAGGAAAACCCGCTGGCGGCGGTGCTGGTGCGGCCCAACGATTGGCAGACCTGGCCGGAATTCTGCCGCCAGATGGAAATCGGTTATGCGCTGCGCGGCAACGCCTATGCGGTGATTTTGCGCAATCGGCGCGACGAACCGGTCATGCTGGTGCCGATCAATCCCGATCGCGTGTCTCTGTGGCAAGATCCAAATGGCGAACTGTTTTGGTGGGTTACCCGCTCCGGGCTGCACGAAATGCACGTGCTGCGCAATCAGCCGCTGCTGGTGCCCTATCGCGATGTGTTCCACCTCAAGGATCTGTCGGCCGATGGCCTGGTCGGCACGTCGCCGATCGCGCTCGCTCGCGAGGCCATCGGGCTCAGCCTGGCGCAGGAACAGCAATATGCCCGGCTGATGGGCAACGGTGCCCGCCCCTCGGGCGTGCTCGCCACCGATCAGCGCCTGACCGATGCCAGCGCGGCCCGTATCCGCGCCGATTGGGAAAACATGAATGCCGGGCTGGCCAACGCCGGCCGCACCGCCATCCTCGAAGCCGGCCTGAAATGGACTCCGCTGACCATCAGCTCGGTCGATCTGCAATTCCTGCAGATGCGCAAGTTTCAGGTCGAAGAAATCGCCCGGATTTTTCGCGTGCCACCGCATATGCTTGGGGTCACCGAACGCGGCGGCCTCGCCAACATCGTGCAACAGGCACAGGATTACCAGAACAACACGCTGACCAGCCACACCGACGTCTGGGAAAAGCGTTTTGCCTTTACCTTTGACCTCGAAGACGGCGTCGAACTGGTCGATTTCGACAAGAAAGCGCTGCTGAAAGCCGATCTGACCGCCCGCTACAACGCCCATCGCGTCGGCGTGCTCACCGGTTGGGACACCCGCAACGAAGTCCGCATCGAAGAGGGCAAAGACCCGCTGCCAAACCTGGATGAACCGATCTACCCGTCCAACGAAATCGGCGCCTCGGGCATCGGCTCGGACCTCGGCGGCGAAAACCCCGGCGCGGGCAAGCCCAGCGACAATCTGGCCGTCAACGATCAGCCGATCACAGGAAACGCTTAGCCATGCCGCACCAGCGCCGTTCCAACGACCAGATGCTGCGCCGCTTTGTCGGCGGCGGCGTTTCTGCGCTGTCGGAATACGAAATCGATGTCACGATCTGCACCAGCTCGGCCGACGCGCTCGACGGCGATGTCTGGGATATGGAAGGGATCGACCTTTCCCGATTCCTGACCCACCCGATTGTGCTATGGGATCACGACATGGCGCAGCCGATTGGCCGCGCATCAAACCTGAAAGTCACGCCGGAAAAGATCACCGCGCGCGTCACTTTTCCCGACCAGGGCATTTCGCCCAAAGCCGATGAAATTCGCGGCTTGGTCAAAGCTGGCATCGTCACCGGCGTCAGCACCGGCATCATGCCCACGCTGACAAAGCCGCTGAACCAGAACGACCCGCGCAGCGGCAAACGCGTAACAGAATCAATCCTGCTGGAATTCAGCATCGTCGCGGTGCCCGCCGACGCTCTTTCGGGCGTCACCGCCCGTTCTCATGCCCGTTCAGATGGAGGCAACACCGTGACCGAACCCACCGCCGCCGAACTTGCCGCCACGGAAGAGGCCGCGAAACTGCGCAGTGCCGCGCGCAAGCGCGCTTTGGCCGTGCTGCCGCGTGGCCTCTATTCGGTCGCGCAGGTCGCCTATCTGCTGGCCGAATTGGGCTGGCAGGTCGACAGCGCCAAGTGGGAAGCAGAAATCGAAAACGACGCCAGCAAAGTCCCGGCGATGATGGCCGCCGTCATGCACGATCTGGGCGACGCGCTGATCGCGATGACGATCGAGGAAGTCGGCGAGCTGCTGGCAGGACATGATGTCGAAGTCGATGCCGATGACGATGACGACGACCTGGAAGCCGAAGAACGCGCCGCAATCGCCGCCACCACCAACCCGGCGCTGCGCGCATTTCGCCGCGGCATGGCCCATGCCAAAAAGCGCGCGGGCAAGAAACTGTCCGGCGAAACCGTGCGTTGCCTGCGCGACGCGCTCGACAATCACGCCGCCGCCACGGCCGATATTCGCAGCGCGCTGGCCAAACAGAAAACCGCGCTCGGCACGATCGAGGATCTGATCGAAGGCACGGATGAAGCCGACGAAACCGACAACGCCGATCCTGAAAACACCGAAGACAGCGAAGCCGCCGAACGCGCTCTGCGCGCCCGCGCCGCGCTGGCCCGCGCCCGCGCGCTGGAAATCACCGCGCCGGTCTGACCCCCCTTCATCTGGCCAATCCCGGCCATGTGAACGCCCCAACAGCCGCTTGGGCAACGGCGTCTGGTCTGTCGCGAGACGACCTATCCTTAGATGGAGCCCCCCCAATGCGCACCCTGAAAGACGTCCGCGCGGCCTACAAGGCGGCCACGGATGAACTGCCCACCCTCACCCGCGACGCGGCGGCCTTTGCCGCCAAGGAAGCGGAAATCACCGCACTCGAAGCCGAACTCGATCATCTCGACCGCGACGCCCGCGCCGCCGACATTTCGCGCCGCGCCCTCGCGCTCACCGGCACGTTTGGCAATGGCGAAGCAGACAATGTCACCGACACCGCCGTGGTCAACGACGATGCTTTCGCGCCCGCAAAGCGCAGCCTCGGCACCACCACCACGCGCACGTTCGGCGATCTGGTCACCCACGTACGCCGCGCTTCGGGCATCCAGATCTCCGGCACCAAGCATTTCCGCAGCCTGGGCGATCAGTTGCAGGCGATTGCGCAATATTACCTGCGCAAGGATGGCACCGTTGATTCGCGACTGCAGCGCGCCCCCACCGGCGCCAGCGCAGTCGATCCCACCGGCGGCGGCTTCCTGATCCAGTCAGACTTTGCCAGCGCGATCTGGATGCTCGCGCACGAGATGGGCGACGTTCTGGGCGCGGTCAATTCGATCCCGATCGCGGCCAATGCCAACGGCATCAAGATTCGCGGTGTTGACGAAACCTCGCGCGCCACCGGCAGCCGCTGGGGCGGTGTCGCCTCGAACTGGGTTGGTGAAGGCACGTCCGTCACGCCCACCAAGCCGAAATTCCGCGTGATCGAATTCGATCTGAAAAAGCTGATGTCGGTGATGTATTCGACCGAGGAACTGATGCAGGACGCCCCCGCCCTGTCCTCGATCGCCGGTCAGGCGTTTTCGGAAGAAGTCATGTTCATGACCGAAGACGCGATTTTCAACGGGTCCGGCGCCGGTCAGCCGCTCGGCATCCTGCAAAGCCCCGCGCTGGTGCAGGTCGCCAAGCAGCCGGGTCAGGCCGCCGGCACCGTGCTCAAGGAAAACATCGACAACGCCTGGTCGCGCATGTGGGCCCGCAGCCGCAAGAATGCTGTGTGGTACATCAACCAGGATGTCGAACCGCAGTTGCACCAGATGGGTCAGGTTGTCGGCACCGCCGGTCTGCCGGTCTATGTGCCCGCCGGTGGCCTGTCGGCCGCGCCTTATGCCACGCTCTATGGGCGCCCGGTGATCCTCACCGAATACAACGCGGCCCTGGGCACCCCCGGCGACATCCTGCTGGCCGATCTCAGCCAGTACACGAAGGTCGACAAGGGCGGCATCCAGGCGGCGCAGTCGATGCACGTTGCGTTTCTGACTGACGAAAACGTGTTCCGCGTGACCTATCGCGTGGATGGCAAGCCGATGTGGTCGACCGCGATCACCCCTTACAAGGGCTCGCTGACCAAGTCGCCATTTGTCGCGCTCGCTCAGCGTTAAGCGCGGGCTGATCTGACCCAACAAACGGGCGCGGCTCCCCACCGCGCCCGCTATATCCTCGCCGCTTTGGGGGGCGGCACGCGCTTTTCTGCGCAAGGGAGTCCACCACCATGGCCCGCAATGTCTCGCTGCCTTATCAGATCCCGCCCGT